CTTATACGGCCAATAACACGATGTCATATGCACGGTTCCAAACTCCGAAGGATATTGATAAGTACGGCAGATATTCTCAAGACCCCACTGCAAGAGCTTCTCTGAGAGTTACGTTCCGGTCATGTATTGCTAAAGGTCTTCGTGGTGCTGGTAACATTGTTATTATTATGGATGAAGCAGCCCACTTTACGGATGGAGGTCAATCCTCAGCAGCCAGTGTTTACGATGCTGTTACTCCGTCGGCAGCTACTTTCTCTCCGAAGGACCCGAAGGACAAGAAAGTCCCTATTGGTAAAGTTGAAGGTCGAGTTATTTCGATTAGTTCCCCACTTGGTAAACAGGGTCACTTCTACCAGCTTTATCAGCTTGGGTACACTGGAACAGCAGCAGCTGATAATATGCTTTGCATCCAAGCTCCTACGTGGGAAGTTAACCCGACGTTGCCTATCTCGGAGTATGAGAAATTCTATTATAAAGACCCAAATGTATTCTTTACTGAATTCGGTGGTCAGTTTACAGATAGAACCCGTGGTTGGTTAGAACGTGAAGAAGATCTCTTGATGTGTGTTGAACCTTCTCTCCATCCTCAAGTTCAAGCTCCTGCCAGACTCCCTCATTTCATTGGGATTGATGTTGGTTTGGTGAAGGATGCTTCGGCTGTAGCTATTGGTCATATGGAAATTGTTGACGGCCAGAATAAAGTTGTAGTTGATTTGGTAGATCAGATTAAGGCTGGTGAAGGAAAGTACAAGGATCAAGCACGGTTAGATTTTGATGGTGTAGCTGATTGGATTTTGAAGCTCTCTAAGAAATTCTATATTGCTGAAGGAATGTTCGATCAATATGTTGGTATTCCATTTGAGCAGGCTCTTGTTAAACGAGGACTCCGACAGATCAAAATGGTTCATATGACCAGACAGCTTAACTCTGATATTTTCAAGAACTTCAAGGATATGATGTGGGAGAAGTGGTTAGTTTTATATGATTATCCTATCCCAGTTGACCCTAAAGAAGGCTCTCATTGCCCGTACATCCTTCAACTAATGGAGTTGCAGGCACAGTATCTCTCTAAGTACGTAACACTCGTACAGGCCCCACAAGTGGCTGGAAAACACGATGATATGGCCGATGCTTTGGTTAGGATGGTATGGCAAGCCAGCCATAGTTTATCAAAACCTAAAATCATTTCAGGAGTCAGAAATCGGAATGGTATAGCGGGTGGTGTTAATCCGGGAGCAGCTCGTCGAGCCAGATTAAATGCTCGTCGTATGGGTTCCAGTCCTGATAGGCAAGCTTCAAAAGCTAATCGGAATATGACTAGGGGGCGTTAATGAGTACTCCAGATCCTCAAAGTCCCGTTCGGGCAGATCATAGATTCATAAAAAAACTGATGAGTTCTGTTCTTTCTGGTAAAGTAAGTGACCGCCGTGAAGAATTTGAGAAGGTTTCTCAGGTTTTTTCAAAGGCCGGAGGATCGTGGACAAGGCTTTTTAATGGGTCACCACAGGATTTTTCTCTGTTGAAGAAAGTTATCAAGGCAGCCTATAAAAAGGGATTTCTTATGAAATCTCCGAATTGGAGTGCTTAATGCCATCTCGAATGCGTGCTCGAACAGCTCCAACCCCAGAGGAACGGGAGTTGAACCGTCAGTTGGTACTGGCCGAGCAGGCTTTAGTGAGGTCCGCCCAGCTCTGTAAAGCTATGAGTAAGCAGGATCAAAAGAACCACAAGGTTCTTATGGCTTCTAAGAAGATACAGGAAGCTGTTAATTCTATTGGAGAGGTTGGGAGAATGACTTCGACTCTTGATGCTTCTGACACTGATTTGATGTCTGAGTTAGAACTGAGTACACTTTCTCGTGATAGACGTAATGCTCGGCTGGAAAAACTCAAGGAAGCCCGTCATCGAAGAGCGGAACGTGTTAAACAAAAAGCTGCTGAACAAAGGGCTGGTGAATAATGTCAAAAAAAGAAGAACAAGCCGGAGTTGAAGTCCGTAAAGTCCCGAATAAGAAAAAGGGCAGTTACGCTCAAGCAGGTAAACCTAATAAGATTATGACCGGTGCTATGAGGATGAAGACTGCCTTCAATATGAACGGCGGTACAACGATGGGTGCTGGAGGAAACTTTTATTCCCCAGAACTCTCAACTGATTTCCTCGAACTCCCTCAAAGTATTGACGAACAACGTAACTTTTACCGTCACTTCTATAAACATGAGCCTTTCGTAGGCCAATCCATAGACCTCCACACAGAACTCCCCCTGTCTAAGCTTCGACTGAGTATGCCGGAATGCAAAGACCGTCAAATGGCTGAGAAAGCTATGAGATTTTGTGAACGCTGGTCAAAGAAAGTCCGTCTACTTCATAGACTCCTTGAAATCACTCATGAATATCACCTTTTAGGTGAAGTGTTTATTTTCTGTGAAGACATTAACCCTGATCTTCCTCGTGAAATCAGAGAAGAAGCTGTTAGAGAGATTACGGCTGAGGGTGAGCTGTTGGAAACTTGGGTGCCTTACGAGGATGCTGATGACCGAGAAGTAGAGTGGTTGAAGAATAACTATAAGGGTTGGACAGCCATTAAGACTCTCCCACCTGAACAAGTTCAAATGGAATCTTTCCCGTTCACCGATGAGAAGTTGTTTGAGTTGGTTCCTGATTCCAAATCTAAAGATGTTGTAAATAAAGCCCAGCAGGGTGACCTCAGAGCAGCGGGCATTGTTGATTCAATGTCCAATGATATTGTAGAGGCTATTTTGCAAGGTGAGAATCTCCCTTTGAATACTGACCCTGATGCTGGTTCTTTCGTATATTACCTGGCTCGTAAACGAAGCCAATACGAAGAACGAGGGACCTCGATTCTTCAACGGTGTATGAGAACTCTGGTTTTCCGTGATAAAGTACGTCAATCCCTAACTTCTATTGCTTCTCGTCATATGACTCCATACCGGCTTGTCTGGGCAGAGGACATGAATGACGATCAGACCGAGGAACTTCGTGAGCAAGTTGATTTGGCTCTCCAAGATCCTGATTACTCCATCATCACTTCGTTCCAGGTTAACTGGGAGGAAATGGGAGCTGATCAAAGACTACCTGATTGGAGCTGGGTCTGGGATTTCACCGATAGACAGCTCTATGCTGGTTTAGGTGTAACTGAGGGTCTATTGTCTGGTGAGAGTTCTTATGCTGGTGACAGACTCCATCTGGAAGTTATCAATACACGTTATATGTTGCTTCGAGAACTCTTACAGGATTTGGTTGAGGAATATTTCTTTAGACCAATGTGCCGTAGGATGGGTTTTGTAGAAGAAGATCAGGACGGGAACCTAGAAGTTGTTGTTCCTCGACTCTCATTCACTAGATTAGCACTTAGAGATAATGCTGACACTTTCGACGCCTTGTTTAATTTGTATCAGAAGGGTTCTCTGGATATTGATACTATCCTGGACCTCCTGAATATCGATCCCGTTACGACAAAAGAGAAGCTCCTTCGTGACTTCGGAACTATCAACGATGCTACCTTTAATGAGGTACTTCGAGGTGCTTACAGTCGTGTAGGTGAGGGTTTAGTAGATGGTTCAGATCTGACAGAGAAGGTTGCTGAGAATCTTGGTCTACAGTATAAAAAACCTGTAGAAGAGGATGGCGGTCGTTTCTAATCCTATAATACCCTTATATCAGGACGTGTAGTCTTTCGATGAAAGGGTTTCGTATGAGTACATTTCAAAAACAAGCAAATAAGCTGGCCTGTAGATGGATCAGTAAAAAAGCTGGATGGTGGAATTTCGACCCAAATGAGGGTCCGGGGATCACTGCTTGGAAAGGTCATCCAGCAGGAGATGGTGGGACATATCTCAACGGAGATCAACCTGCTGACGTTATGGATCAAGCATTTCATGATATTGAAGATGCTTACACTGGGGAATACGGGATTGGCCGACTCCCCACATCTATAGAAATGCAGGCTGTCTTTGATTTCTGTTTCGGTGGTTGGAAGAAAAGAATGGAAGAAAAGAATGAAACTGTCTAGTGCCGAGGATGGAAAAAAAACAGGAGATGGGACAGGCGTTGGGTTTTTCATACCTCTCTCCGAAGCATTGGCTTCTCAATTCCCTAGTTTAGGGGATAATGATAGTAGTCCTCCTCATTGCACATTTTTGTATATTGGACACATAAATAAAGACCAGGAAGCTAAGTTTCTGGAAATCTCAAATCAAGTGTTCACAGATATGGGCCGTTCCGTCCGAGGGACTCTGGATTATTTTGAGTATTTCCTCAATGCTGAAAATGAAAGTCGTGTTGCAGTAATGAGGATTCGGTTCAATCAGCATCTTGATGAGGTTCGTTGGAAACTCCGAGATGCTCTGATGGATGCAGGTATTCAAGTGGATGACAGTTTCCCTTTGATTTATCAGCCTCATGCAACTTTAGAATACATTGATAGTCCGGACACCCCTTATAAAGGTCCAACTCCTCAAGGTTCTTGGGATTTCTCTAATATTGAAATCTGGGGATTACCTAAATTACACGTTATCCCGTTCACTCAGGACTCTGGGGGAAGACTGGCTTCCCGGTACGTTGATGCTGCAAACCATAAGACCTCCATCGAACTGATGAAGTTTTTATCTAATGCCGTGAACAAGTTAGGGATCGGTAGGCATGTTTATGTTGTCGGGGGAGCTGTTCGTAATTTTATCATCAATGAGCCTATCAAAGATATTGATGTAGTTGTTGATTCCATTGGTGCCCGTAAGGATTCCGATTGGTTGGCTAAGAAGCTCCAGAGAGTTATCCCAGCCAGAACAAGCCTGGTAACGAATCAGTACGGTGTGGCCATCCTGACAGTTAAAGAGGATTGGTTCGTAGGAGATTCTAACTTGAAGGGTGAAGCTATTGAGATAGCTAATGCTCGTAAAGAATCCTATGGGGAATCTGCTGGTAAGGGTTACAAACCTCACATGGTCGAACCCTCGACGATTCAAGAGGATGTTATCCGTCGAGAGTTCACATTCAATACCCTTCTGTGGAGAATGTCAGAGCTGGCCAGCGGACCCGAGAAAGCCGAGATACTTGATCTGACTGGTTGTGGTAGGAAAGATTTGGATGAGGGGATGATGCGTTGTCCCAGTAATCCAAACAAAACTTTCACAGATGACCCCAGCCGAATGATCCGGGCCATCAAGTTTCTCATCAAATATGGGTTCAAGATTGCTCCTGATGTGAAATCATCCATTAAACGGAATGCCCAGAAATTAAAGAATATTCCTCCAGGTCACTTGAGTAATATGATTATCAATTTGTTCTTTGAGCCTGGACATGGTTCAAAGGCTCTGCTTGAGATGAACAAGCTCGGGCTGTTGGATGTAGTCAGAGAGATTACAGTTAAAGATAAAGCTTTTAGAGAGGCCTTGGCCAATTGGGCTGACCGAAGCGGAAAAATAGATTTCTTGTTCGAGCTGATGGGTTACAATATGCCAACCGGTCGTCGGTTGAAATTCTTAAGTAAACCACAATTGGTGAGGCTCCGGGATATCACAGCTCCTATGGACTCTGATGAAGCTGAGAAACTCGTTGTTGCTTTAGGTCAGCCAGGCAAAGTTGTGAATATGAAACAATTGATTTCAGAGTTTGGTTTGAAAGGTCAGGAGATACGTCAACTGACAGAAGTTCTCCGCCAGGTTATCTTGAAAGATCCTCGAATGGTTCTGACTCCTGCACGTCTGGAGAAGGCAACTCGTAAACAGATGGGCAAGAAGGCCAAGGTTTACACTGAGAAGGACTTTGAACCTGCTTTAAGGAGATATCAAGAAAGTCTTTATGCTCTTCTTACAGCTTATGATCAATATAATACTGACCATAACATTAAGGATCAAAACCCACGGAGTAGAGCTTATGCTTTGAAATACAGGCTTAATAATGCCTGGGTGAAGGTGATAATGTCTGGTCGAGAACTGGCTAGTATTGCACTTGACCAGAAATCTATTCCTAAAGGCCAAGCTAAAAAAATGGAGATGTCTGCTCGGTTGTTTATGGCAGCCAGAGCTTTCCCAAGGAATTTCGATACTTGGCTCAATAGAAACATGAAACATATTAATTATCTGAAAACCACTACTAAGTGGGATGATAAGACCGAGGGTGGTGATGAGTTGTTCAAACTCGGTCCTTTTGAAGTTCATAATACAATACAAGCCTCAGATAAAGAATTAGAAGCCATCAAGATGATGTTCTCGAAGGCTATTTCTCTCGTGAAGAAAGCAGGCGGTCCAGCTTCGGGTTTGAAGAAGACTCTATATGGAGATATTTATGTAGTTGGTCGTCTGGGACAAGCTAACACTTCTGCTTGGTATGACACCAGTAAAGATTTCATTTATACTCGGAATTTAAAGCGGGCTGGTTTGAGGGATGTGAGAACTGTAATCCATGAGTTGTCTCATAGGTATTACAAGAATAACCTCTCTAATATCATTAAAACACGATGGAGAAAACACCATATCCAAGTGTCCCACAAGTCCGTTAAGGTGGAAATCCCTAAGAAGGGGGAACGATTACCTTTCTCAGTGAATGGTGTGGAAAACCCTAAAGTTCTGGGTGAAAATGTTTTAGATGGGACTATCATGTTGGATGCTTCGAAAAAATACCCAGGAACAGCAGTTGTAGTTGGTAGAAGCCAAGTTTATAAATGGATGAGGGGTGTGGCCGAAAAATTAGCTTTCCCGACACGTTATTCAGCTACGAATCAAGAAGAACATTTCTGTGATGCTATGGCATTGTATGTTATGGGTGATTTAGATAAAGACCATACTAAAGCCCTCAAGGAAGTGTTCTCTGGAAAAGACGACTCTGACCGAAATTTCGTTGTAAAAGTTCAAGAAGATGTGGCTAGGGCATCTGGCCGTACAGCTATTGGGCGGGTGGCCAAAGGATTTATGAAGAAGCAGGCTTCTTATTTTAAAGCTGGTGATCCTATTTTCTTTGGTAAATATAAGAACAAGAAGGGCATAATCAAAGGCTTCGGCAAGAATATTAAAAATCAATCTGTTACTGTTATTATCGAGCCAGACCCAAAAGGCCGGAAACAAGAGAAAGCTATCAGTTTATACAACATCTGGCATCGAGATATTGAGAAACGTGGTGCTATTGACAGGATTGCTCTTGGCCATGAAGCTGTTACTCCCAAGAACACTATAAAAGAGCTCCGAGGGTGGAAGAAAGAAATAAACGTCGGTAATGCTAAGTGGATTATCTATACCAATCCTAATAAAAAAGAGCGGATTATAGATCGTGGTAACGGGTTAGGTCGATGGTTATGGGAGGAATGGTGGACGGAAGATAAACACAAAGCTCCTTATTGGATGGAAGCAGAGTTAGCCCCTACTTTTAAGAAATTGTGGGCTGATATGAGACGTGGGCCTAAACCAAAAGTCCCTGCCCCAAACCCTATAAAAACACCCCCTGAACTTCGGAAGTGGAAACGTAGTTTGGAAAAAGAACGTACTTTCCACCGTACTGTATTTACAAGCCCTGATGGTCAGACTAAAATACGTGAAGGGAAACCAAACTCTTACGGTACAAATAACCAGGAATGGACTTCATTTGTGAAATCTCGTGGGTCATGGCATCTTGATCAGATGGAACGAGAGTTGAGTAAGCTGGTCAGTGTGATGAAAAAGATTGATCGGCTTGCTGCTAAGTTCCAGAAGAAGAAAGAAGTCCCCAAGGCCGACGGTAAGGGAACTACTACAGTATATGAATACAGTGAAGGTCAGATACAAACACGGAACCGGGACAAAGCTAAACGTGTAGAGGCTCTTAGAGGGAAACTGGATAAGCTTCAGACGGCTATCAAGAAGGATTTGAAATCTAAAGACCCACAAACAAAGATGACAGCTCTGGCTATTGGACTCATTAACGATACTTTTGAACGTGTCGGGAATTCGGGTTCAGCTAAAGACGGTCATTTCGGTGTTACTGGTTGGCAGGCCAAGCATGTAACTCTTGGCTCTGGTAAAGCTACCTTTAAGTATGTTGCCAAATCAGGTGTGAGTCAGACTAAGACTACCACCGATGCTGGCCTTATAAGTGCCCTGAGAGATGCAATGAAGGGTAAGACAGGTGCTAATCCCATATTCAAGTCTGATGACTTTACAGTGGATTCTGGGAAGGTTAATGCCTATCTGAAATCTTTTGATATCACAGCTAAGGACATTCGAGGACTCCACGCCAACAGACAAGTCCAAAAGGCTTTGAAATCTATCCGTTCTAGTGGTGGGAAACTACCAACAGACCCGAAGGAAAAAGAGAAGAAGCTCAAAGCTGAGTTTCAGTCTGCCATCGAACAGGCAGCTAAAGCCGTCGGCCATGAAGCCACCACTCTGAAAAATCAGTATTTAGTTCCCGGGTTGGAAGATAACTATTTGAAAGACGGGACAGTTAAAGAGAACTTAGCTCGTCAGAAGAAAGCCTCTGTGAATGCTACTAAGGATCACGGAGAAAGAGAAGATGAAGAAACAGCCAAGCTCGTGAAACCTCTCCCTAAAAAGAACCCTCCCCGCCATGACCTTAGAAACGAACGGGTTAATGTGGACAAGGAGAAAGACACTGGGGGAAATAAGGCTGACAACGATAAAGATATGAGCTTGAATTATAAAAGGGTTGCTGTAGATAGTTTGGTAGACCGCTGGTTGAGACAAGCTGTTGAGAAACGTAACCCTGGAGATATTTGGCAAACACCTAAAGGCTGGTCAGTTAAATTAGAAGAGGGAAATATCCAACAAGCAAGATCAAAAAATAAAGCAAAGAAGATCCTTGATAATTTCCGTAAAGGGAAAAACCCAGAGGGTGTCCCAAGTGGGGGAAATAAGCCCCAAGAAGAAGAGGGACTTGTTGAGGATACCCCTACAGAAGAACCTACAGAAGACAAAGGTTTCCAGTGGGAGGGTGTTGATTGGAAGGGGTTCAAAAAAGTTGATAAGAAATCCCCAGTTTTCAAAGAGTTAGCTGAGGAACATGGAGCTGACTTGGTTGAGTTATCTTTGATTATGAAGGCCAATGCTGAGGGTGCTAAAGTTAAAGTACCTCATAAATTATATAAAACTGATGCCTATAAAGATTTGAATGGGTTGGATGCCAGTAATGGTCTCTTGATGAAGGGGCTCTTGAAAAGCACACCGGATGATGATTGGACTCCTATCATTAAGAGTTGGGAAGAATCAGAGAAATCAAAAGCTGAGGAAGAAGCTGCTGCTGAGAAATCAAAAGCTGAGGAAGAAGCTGCTGCTAAGGATGAGGAAGAAGCTCAGGCTCAACCTGAAGAAACCCCAGAAAATGAAGCTCAACCTGATGAAGCTCAACCTGAGAAAACTCAACCCGATGAAGCTAAACCCGAGAAACCTAAACCTGATAAGGACACTGAGAATTATCAGAAGTTTGTGGATTCAGTTAAAAAAGATAAATTGTTTAAAGGTGTTGTGGAAGATATTGCTGATTTGGAGCCAGTGGATCAAATCAAAGTTATGAAAGCTTATAATGGCAAAGTGTCTGCCATTACGAAAGAATTGAAGGCTGGTAAATTCTCTACTGAGACAATGCAGGCTGCCTCTGATGCTTTAGAAGACCCCAGCGGGGGTGTTACTGCCAGTAGTGAGTTGATGGGTGAGAGTATGGCTTTAGCTATGATAGCCAAGAATGTTGTTGCTAACCCTCTTGTTATGGGTGGGGAAAGAACAAACCCGAATTTAAGTACAGACCCGAAAATGGATAAAGCTCCAGTAGCTCGGAAAACTGCAAGTTTTTATAGCTCCTTGACACCAGCCCTTCGACAGGAAGCTGTTAAACAAACAAAGAAACTTTTCCAAAGTTTGGATGAGGGTTCTCCTGAACGGGTGGAGTTGGATTCTATTGCCGATGGTATTCATCATGCTTCTATTATACAAGGGGATTTTGATGACCCTCGAAGCGGGAATGCAACTCTCCGGCCACCTCCGGGTCCAGGACTTCAGAAAACATTACAAGTCTTACACAAAGATGGGGATGATATTGAGGTATTGGATGCTATTGTAGAAGGTGGTTTAGATGATTCTAAAGTTTCTGAGTTATTTCGGAACACCTTGGAGAATATGTCCGATGATGATTTATATGAAGCAGCTGGGGGTGTAGACGGTCCTGACAGTCTTACCATAGAATTATTACAAAGCGGGGATCTTCCAGCTAAGGATCGGGAATTTGTTCAGAAAATGCTGATAGATGGGGTGGTGAGCAGTATTGTTTCTTACGATGCTATTACGACTCTTTTGACTCTCCGGGCTCGTAGTGTGAAAAAGAAATTGAAAAAAGACGATAAAAATCAGAAACCTTCTGACTCTGATAATCAAGATCAAGGAGACTCTGAATTATTGGGTGGGCATGATGATACGGATTTAGATTGGACTTCTCCGCCCGAGGGCGGGGGGCTAAGTCTTCAAGAGACTATGGATGAGATTGAGAATAGTATCAGAGAACAACAAGATGAGTTGAGAACCTCTATGTTGAAATGCCTGACTGACACCAAAGATGATGACCAAAGGCAGAAGTGTATAGATAAGGCTCGACCCAAACCAAAAGGTAGAAAAGCTGGTGAATACGATAACTTACAGCCTGATGATGTGTGGGACGAGGCTATGAATGTTTACAGGTTAAATGTTGCCGAAGTCCGTTTAGAGGCTGTAGAGAAACTCTTTGGGGAGCTTCCAATAGATGAACCTTTCAAAGTTCAAATTGAGACAGCTCTCAGACTTCATGATGCTACTGAATTAGATAAACGATATATCAGAGAAGGAGAAAAGTTATAAAATATACTTTGAGACGGAAACTTTTTCAATCTTTAGTCTATATTTAGGTTCATATGAGTAGTGGGCGTTGTGTGCCCCTATAAACCGAGTATAGATGATCTTTCCTTTAGGAGGACATACAATGACCACCAAGTTAACAAAAAAAGGGGCACTGCAAGTGTCCAAAGCTCTGGACAGAATTGCATCAGTAATTCAAGAAGAATCTGCTGTTTTTGGTCTTAACCCGAAAATTGCTAATGATTTTGCCCACCGATGTGACCTTCTGTCTGACCACGTTGAGAAACGTGCCGGAGTTGAACATCGAGCCCTCACCGAATATGATCCGGTGAAAGAAACAGGATTCAACCCTGAAGAGATTGGTGTGGAGAAATCCGGACCGCTTGAAATGATTGATTCTGACGAACCGTATATGAACGGTGAGTTTACCCAGCAAGAAAACCGTGAACTTCGTTATGACCAGCAAGGTGGAAAACTTGGTCCAGATAAAACTACTCTGGAACCACAAAACATCCCTGCCGGTAAACAAGCCTTTGAAAAAATGGGTCGTCAAGCTGTTATAAGCAGAATGGACGAGCTGGAAGGCACCCTGCATACTACTGCTCTCAAACTGGCAAGCATGGGTCAAAATATCTTAGCTGAAGGCGTAACCAAGTTGGCACAAACCATCATGGACGTTCAGATGGGTATTGCTAATGGTACCGTAACTGCCGATCAAAGTGAGCAAGTTCTGAATGCTTTGGACCGTGTAGTTCCTCACATTGCATCCGTCAGCCCCAAAACTCAATCTAAAGTTGCCCGAATGCTCGACTTAGCCATCCACGTTGCAAAAGATGAAGATGACAAAGACGACAAGAAAGACGACGACAAGAAAGATGATAAGAAAGACGACAGTGGTAAATCCTTCTTTGAAAAGATGGAAGAAGCCAAAGCTAAGAAAAAAGCTAAAAAATCCGACGATGATGAAGATGATGTTGAAGAAATCGAAGGTAAGAAAAAAGCCAAAAAATCCGACGATGACGAAGAAGAAGTTGAAGAAATCGAAGGCAAGAAAAAAGCCAAAAAGTCTGATGACGATGAAGAAGAAGTTGAAGAAGTAGAAGGCAAGAAAAAAGCCTCTCACGGATTCACCTTGGATGCCGAATAATCTTTACACCTTTGGGTGAGGACAATAACGTGGCAAAAACTGCTTATACTAATTATCAGAACAGGGGAGCACAGTTCGCCGTAGGTGATATTGTGTACCCGTTTCTTGATGGCAGTTCCGATCTTAATGGTCGGGTTGTTGCGGTTTGGCCTGCTATTGGTATGGTAGATGTTGAATGGCCTCATGGGGCACAAAGAGTCCCGGTTGAAGACATTCAGAGAATTGTCCCTGATTCCTTTTTCCAACCCCCCGAAGTCGATCCTGGAACAGACAGTGTTCCAGGTGGTGCTAACAGTGTTCCCGTTTCAATGGGTCCCGGTCAACCGGTCACTATCCCAGAAGAACAAGTAACTCGACTTGCAGCTGCTTTTGTTAAGAAAGCCGTATGGCAGTCTTCTCAATTGCCTGAATTCAAACGTAGATTAGCTCTTTACTGGGCTTCTAAAGATCGTTTGTACAAAGCTAAAAATGCTGAGTTAGCTGGTGGAGCATATCATTGCCCGAAATGTGGGCAAGAGGTTGTATTAAAGAAAGCCGTATATAAACGACGTGGTGGTGAAAGTCTACATTTATTAGGTTGTCCTCAATGCCTGTTCCTTATTAAGAAGGCAGATATTATGGGTGATCCTAGTTATGTGGATATAGCACTTACATCCAACCGGAAACGGAGGCTGTAATGGCATTTATGAAGTATGCAACTGCTACCGTTGTTCAACCACATGTAACTGCTGGTGCTTGGAGTAGTATCCGAACAGCAGGAGATGTGGCACATGTCGGTGAGAACTTGGACAAAAATCTGGTCGTTCGGGCAGCCGAGCTGTTTGAGCAGGACTTTAAACCGAGTGATTTTCTTTTAACACACGCTACTATAATAGCATCTGTTGACACGTTTGCCCCTGTTGGGATTAAGACAGGTTCACAACTGGTTGATGGATTCCAGGTTAATCGTAAGTACCCTGATTTTAGGATTAAATCTGCTTCTGAAAAATTTATTAACAATAACAACGACGCTTGGAGTCGAGATGTCCTCATGAAGTCTTATCAGACTTTTGTGGGTGGTCATAATTTCGTTGAACATATCCAAGTGGAGGAATTATCCAGAGGCCGTATCATTGATGCTGTCTCCCGTGATATTGGTGATTCCATTTACGTTGATATCCTGATTGCCACAGACCGTAAACATGCTGATCTGATTAAAGCCATCGAAACCCATAAAATGTCAACCCTATCAATGGGTTGCACAGTGGATGGTACAATCTGTAGCAAATGCGGTCACTGGGCAGCAGACGAAACCGAAATGTGTCCTCACATTAAATACGAGAAGGGCAACACATTCTTTGACGAGAATGGTCGGAAATCTAAAGTTGCCGAGTTGTGTGGTCATAGTTCATTAGAACCTAACGGTGGTGTCTATTTCGTAGAAGCCTCTTGGGTGGAGCAACCTGCTTTCACAGGAGCTGTTTTACGGAACGTGTTGGAGCCTACTCCTATCACTACTGCTAAAGTACAAGAAGTCTTAGCTTCAGTTCCCCCACAATGGTCAGATTCAGATCAATTGAAAGCTGCCAGTGTTCAATTAAGAGCTTCTGATACAGGTGAGCATGTTGACAGAGTGATTCCAACTAACCTTAATGAAGGTGGGGCACTTGTAGGGGCTGTAGGTCATACTCAACGTAAAGGTGCTTATGGATCAGCTGATCCATTTATGGCCGGTTGGGATGACGAACCAGATGCTGATGCCGAGATGAGTGATACACCTCCTAGCGGAGAACCCGAAGCACCTGCCAAGAGTCCTTTAGAAGATGCTGAGGCAGACCTTGAGAAACATCTGACAGAACGTGTAATCAAACGTGTGAAAGATAAACTCAAGGACCAAACGGTTGATGAAGCTATTGGAGGACAATCCTCAATGGCTCCTAATGACTCTCTTGTAAAAGAAGGTGCCATCGGTAGAGTGTATAAAGCAGCAGTTACTACTATAGTAAAGAAAACTTCGAGTGATGCTGACTTAGTAAACTCTTTAGCTGAATACCATCAAGAAATAGGGATTAATATTCCAATGGATATATACAGGGCTTCCCTGTTGATTGGTCCCCATAAGAAATATAGTTCGGTTAATTCGTTCTGGAGTGCAAGCTGCCGAGTTCTTGGACGTGTGCCGAATCATTATGAAGCAAAAACTATTCTACGAATAGCTAAACTGTTAACCCGGAGAAAGTCTTTGGGGAGCAGTATTTCTCAAACCGGCAGTTGCCACAAGGAGAATTGAAATGTCTAAAAGAAAACGTATTACGTGGGCTGACCGTAAAGCAGGTGAAGCTCCAGCACTTCCAGGTTACGGCACGGAAGACCAAAGTAACCCAGCTCACCAAGCTGAACCTACCATGCACGAGTATGAGAATGGTGACACCTCAAGCTGGGCAGAAGATGTCCGTCAGCCTCCATACCCACAAGGTAATCCGCCAGCAATACCAGGTTATGATGTAGAGGACAAAGATCATCCTGCCCATCAAGACCCACCTCGTGTTTCATTGACTGCTGCCGTTAGAAAACGTGCAAGCAAAGCTTTGAAACTTGCAGGACTCCAGCTCGAAAGTAAAAAAGTTACCCAGGCTCAAATCGAAGACCATGCTATGGACTTGATGGAACTTGGTGACGGCCAGCTTGATAATATGCTGGAACGCTTCGGTGGTGGTTTCTTAGCCGACGAAGAAGAATTTGCTCCTATGGCTGATGACCTTGATGAACTCTTAGCTGATGAGTTTGAGGAAGAAGCTCTCGAAGAACCTATTCTTGCTTCCGAAGACAAGACTGCAATGGACTCCATCATGGCCAAACTCGACGCTTTGACCAGTGAGTTTGCAATCCTTAAAGGTGCAGCTGACGATGATGACGAAGACTCTGACAAAGATGAAGATGCTGATAAAGAAGCAGCCAGCCAGAATGACCCAAACGGTCCAACTTTGTCTCCGACTCCAAAGACGGAAGATGAAGCCCGTAAAGAAGCCAATGATCCTATATTGGCTGAGTTTGATTCTTATGATGCTGGTAAAACTGGTTTCGTAGGTATTGACGAATGGACCGGAAGTAAAGCTGTTTTTGCAGCTCTTGATACCGACAATGACAAGATCCTTGCTCGTGTTGACTTGGAATCCTCTTGTGGTTGTGGTGACAACACTATGGCTATGGACATGGATGACGGTCTGGAGCCAGAAGAAGTGGCAATGTTGGCAGAAATGTCTATTCCTGAAGATGAGTTCGTTTCTCCAACTGCTGATATCTTGGAAGACGAAATCATCGAAGAACCCATCCTTGAAGATGTGGAACTTATGGATGAGCCTTTCATCGAAGAACCTATGATCGTAGCTGAAGACGATGCTGCCATGTTTGGCATGACTCATGACCCAATGGGTTTGTCTGATGACAGTGCTTCAATCTTGTCCTCTGAGGACGATGCCCTTCTGACAGAAATGTTCGGTGGGAAAAAAGCCAAAAAATCTGATGATGACGAAGAAGTCGAAGATGACGAAGAAGTCGAAGGCAAAAAGAAAAAAGCCAAGAAATCTGATGACGACGAAGAAGAAGTAGAAGAAGTTGAAGGCAAGAAAAAAGCCAAGAAATCTGATGACGATGAAGAAGAAGTAGAAGAAGTTGAAGGCAAGAAAAAAGCAGCAAAAACAGCTGCCCAACGGCCTCAACCTCGTAAAAAGAGTGCTGGTGTTCGACAGGTCGGCAACGTGACCAAGACAGCAGCCAACAACGAACAGAAAGAACTCCAGAGCTTGTGGGCTTCCGATCCTGACGTATCTGACGTATTCGGTAGCTAGAACTGATCTCTTGTAGCCCAACCCAGAGCCTCGTATCTGGGTTGGGTTTTGAAACTTTGTAAACTTTTTGTCGGTAAAGTTTTAATATTTACCTACATATAGTTAGATAGTTCCACTAAAGCCGATGCGGTGGCTGATGTGGATTGGTAATTTAATGACGGAATTTATTTTCGTCCCAACCAACCCCTGTAAACAGGGAGTCAAAAGGAGGCAAATATGCCTATCGGACTCGGACAGGCCAGTGGTGGGTGGACAGAATCTTCAGCAGCTTTGAGAATCTTATACGCAGGTATAAGAAACACAGAGGGCTTGCTGACAGACGACAGTTTCACTCAAACCAATCCGCCGGCTGTTGCAACAAATGTTAGCACTAAAGTTGATACCACCATTAATGGTGTTCTCAGTGGTAGTGTTGCATTCTCTCGACCAGACGTTGGAAGTGATTTCATCGGTGGTGCTGGTTCTAGTATTAACCAAGATGCTATGGTTCTTGTTAAAGCCCAAGCAATTGGTTTTAAAGCACTTGGTATTTTCATTAACACTGCCGTCGGTAATGCCTATGAGAATACTCCAGGCGTGGCTTCAGGACGTGGACCTTACATGTCTCAAATGGGGACCTACGGTAACCAGTTGTATGAAACAGCTTTAATTGGTTCTGCTGGTGATCCAGCCGCCGGTGCAGCAATTACCTATTTCACTGGTGTTGGTCTTATTGCATCACGAAATGGTTACTTGACACCTCAAGCTCAACTTGATGCTGCAGCTCTTAACATCGTAAGCTGTGATCTCAAAGCAATCTCCGCAGAGTGTTTTGTCCAAGATGCTGACGATGTTGCCACTTTGCTCGGTATCGTAAAGATGCCGCCTGACGCTACTCAATCTGAAGTCGTTTACGACCAAAGAATTTAGGAGGTACTCATATGCCTATTGACAATGCTGTAAAGCAAAGACTCATTGGTGAGTACATCAAGACCCCTCAAGGTCGTGCTAAACTCGCTGCCTCAATGACACAACCACTTCGTACCCGTAGAGACTATGCTGCCGTAGGTCGTAAGACTTTCTTGGTAGAACAACTCCCGGATGGAGCTTTGCCATTGTATGACAAAGATCCCGACGTAACCGCTTTTGTAGTTGGTGAAGAAGGCCAGAATATTTTGGCTGTCACCAAACCAAGACGTGTCATTTTTCCTCTGTTTGAAGTTGCTTCAAATCCAGAGATTCCTCTTACCCAGATTAAAGAGCGTAGATTCGATCTGATCGAACGTGCTCAAGATTTGGCCCGTGCTCAAATTCAGGCTGCTGAAGACGAACGTGTATTTGCTGTCCTAGACAGTATTGCC